AATTATCCTTTGCAACCATATATGAAGTATTATTCAATTGATTTGTAAAATGTGTACCAGCGTTTCCTCCTGTTCCAATTTCGCATCGGACTTGCCATTCATCTTGTGATAATAAAATTCTTGCATTATTACTTTCACTACCATCAGTAAGATTATCAGCTTCAATTATTAAAGATGCATCACCTGCACTTTCTATATGCATTGTACAATTTGTTGCATGATATATATGTAACATCTCATTTGGAGAAGTAGTTCCAATACCAACCTTACCATCTGGATTAATTCTCATTTTTTCAGTTATAGATAAATTTATTAAAGCGGTGTTTGATGTGTGATAATCAACATGTGACGGCGGTTCATCTCCTACAGAAAATACTAATCCAGATCTTCTATTAGAATTAAAATTTTCTCTATATGCTCCTATTCCTGCTTGAATACTATTTACATCTGAAAAAAGTATCATATTACCTCTTTGAGTAGCTGTTCCAGTGGCTTCTTTATTTCTAATATTTAAACCATAATTATAATCATAATCTGCACTATACGTAATTTCAAGAGGAAATTCAGGACGAGTTACACCAATCCCAACCATTCCGTCACCTCTCCATGCCATTGCATAGTTTCCATATTTAGTTTTTAGTTTTAATGTTTCATTATATGAACCAGAGTTTAAAAAACCTGCTTCAAAGAAAAATTCATCAGTTTCATCTTCTGAAAAAACTAATAATTTTTCATCATTAGTATTTGGAACATTTTTTATTGTAATCCATCCAGTTGGACTATCTGTTCCTATTCCTATCTTACCAGCATTTGTAATTCTTACTCTTTCCTTAAGGAAAGCATCATTTTGATTATCTGAACTACGTGTTCCAAAAATAATATCTCCATAATTATTTGTTTGATCAACATTCTTAAAACTAATACAAGAATTAACTTCATCCAAATGATTATAATTAGCAATAGTGGTCATATTGTTGTCCGTTTGATTAATATTTCTCATTGCTAAACAAACTTGTTCTTGGACGTTTGCAAGTGCAAAATCTGCTGTATTTGTTTGAACTGTTAAACGATATTTAAGACTTCCTGTAACACCAATCCCAACTGAACCTGTTAAAAATAGATGATTTTCGGCATCAAAAATATTAGCAGCTACACCTTTTATAACAACTACATCAGAAGCGGATGTTGAATCATCATGGAGTTTACAACCTAATGTTAAAGAACTACTACTTGAACTGTCACCCCAATAAGCATAATCATCATTATCATCCTTAAATTCTAAATAACCATAATCATCTGTATTAGCAGCAGATGAAAATACAATACTACTTTTTTTTTCACCCGATGAACCGTGTTCAAGAACAATAGAACCAGAACCGGATGTTCTAATGGCTCCATTTGGTTCATAAATATGTAATGAAGCATTTAAATCAGTAGAAGTACCAATACCAAGTTTACCACCTGTTAAAAAACTATCATCCCCAGATGCGATTTTAACTGTTTCATTTCCATAACCATCATAAATTGAATAACTACCATGTGCATTTGTACTATCCGCACGGAGTAAATGATAAGTAGTTATCCCACTTCTCAAACGAATATTTCCAGAAATCGAACCACCTGGAATATCTTGTAAATCTAAAAGGTAATCTGGTTGTGATACACCAATTCCAACTTTACCAGTATGTGTAATAGTCATTTTAGTATCAATTATCCCAACATCATATATATCATCATCATTATTTAAACAGAAATGTAAATCTCCTCGTCCATAAGTTTGTTTTCGCTCAAGAACAATTGCATTTTTAATATTATCTTCATGATATGTATTTAAACCAATTCCTAGCCATTGACCAACGGCTATTTTACTTCCAAATTTAGCAACGATAGAATTTGTTTCATTTGCTTCATCATCACCACCATAAACTGAGAATAAACTAGATGGAGTTGTAATTCCAATTCCTACATAATCAAAATCTAATGTTAATTTCGGTACATTATCTAATGACATATGAATCTTTGAACCTCTTGGAGCATTTAAAAAAGTATGTCCTAATTTTTCTTGTCTAAGTGCAAAATTGGTTGTAGAAGCATTATCAAAATGAGATATTCCACCACTGTCATTTATACCAATATGACCAACACGTAATTTTCCTATATTAGTAATAGTATCTGTATCTGGGTATATTTCTAATGGAAATTCAGGATTAACTGAACCAATACCTATATAACCATTATCACGTTTTATTGTCATAACTACATTTCCAACAATATTATCCTGATGTCTAGTAATATTAAAAGTATTCGTGGGCCATCCTAAAATCGTATTATCACTATATCCATTATAACCAATTGAGAAACCGTGTTTATTATCAGAACTTTCTTTAAAAAAAATTCTACCACCACCATTAGCATTGCTTGAATTTTCAGGAATAAGAAAAATACCTTCATCATTACCTTGTCCATTAGTAAAACTAGCACTTGGTCCAACTACATGAAAACGAGTTAATGGGTCATTTGTCCCAATACCAACAAAACCCGATTGAGTATAATAAATTTTATCTTTATTTTCTAACCATTGAGCAGTTGTATCCATATCATCAGTAACTAATTTACCTTCACCAGTAGGATTAGATGTTCCTATTAAAGCACCAGTTGTTGGGTGATAATAATTTTCATCATTAAATGGATTATTGAATCCTGTTTTAGTTCTCATAAAATCGATAAGTTCTGTTAAATCAACTTGGTCAATCGTTTTATCACCAAATTCTGTTATTTGGTCAGAATCAATTGGTCTATCATCAGTTCCAGTTTTAGTTAAATATTTTCTAATATTTTTAGGAATAATAGTTTTATCTCTTTTTCGTAAAGATACTTTTTTACTTTGAGTATTATCTGTTCCACCAGAAATAGCGATTTGACATTCATCGCCTAACCATAATGAACCTTCTGAAATAAATATATCTCTAAATTTTTTGGTAGATGAACCAATATCATATGTTTCAGTTGATTCGGGAATAATATTACCTCTGGTTTGAATTAATCCAGAAATACCATCAGAACCACCAGTTCCTTTTTCACCAGCTAAAATATTAATATCACCACCATTAGTATTAGTTCCACTTGAAACAGAACCTCCATTTTGTGCTTCAATACTAATATTATATCCACTTGTACTAATTGCTGCTGTTCCTGCTATAATGTCTAATCCGGAAGCTTTGATTTTATCTTTGATATGTAATTGATATGTTGGATTAGTAATTCCAATACCAACATTACCTATATCATCAATTATCATTTTTTCAGTATTAACAGTAAAGAATCTGATTTTATCTTCATCGTTTTGATTTGTTTCAACCGTAATTTTAGTATCTTGATCAATATCAATAACTCCACCTAATGAATTCCATGCATTACCTGCCCCATATCCTTCAAACATATCAATCTCTGAATTAAATCTTATTTGTCCTTTTTGTGTAATTGACGGTCTTTGTGCACTAGTTCCAATTGGAATTTTAATAGCATCAGTTCCTTCTATATGGAAAAGAACTTTTGGATCATTAGTTCCAATTCCAATATTACCGATTGTATCAATTATCATTCTAAAATTATCATTAGTGTAAAATCTAATTTTTTTATCATCTGAGTTTTCATCAACAGTAATTCTAGTTTTCATATCAAAATCAAATAATCCATCAATATTTCTCCATACACTATCAGAAAAATATCCTTCGTAATGATTTTTGGTAGAATTATAACGTATTTGTCCGACTTGTAATGTAGTTGGTCTTTGTCCATCAGTTCCGACCGGAATTTTTATAGCGTCAGTTCCTTCTATATGAAAACGAACTTTGGCATCAATTGTTGCTATACCAACATTGCCGCCACCAGTAACCATAACAATATCATTTGCAACAGTACTATTAAATTCTAATGGTATTCCGCTAGTATTTTGATTAGAAGCAATATTACCATTTTTTAAACCATTTACTGTAAAATCTATATATGATAAATCATTGCCAGTATTATCAGAATTACAATCAAGAATAATACCAACATTATTATTACTTGCTATATGTAATAATGCAAGTGGATTAGTAATTCCAATACCAATATTACCAGATGATGTAATTCTCATATGTTCAGTTAATCCGCTTATATTTTGACTTAATCCACCTGAAAATGCTATATCTGATGTTGAACCATTATAAATACGTGTAATTGAACCAGTATAATAAGAATCGTTCTGTTGCCAATAAATACCGTTTTCATTGTTATTATTTTGTGTTTTAATAGATAATCCATCATTATTTCCTACATAAAGTGATAATTTATTGGATGGGGTAGTAATACCTAAACCAATTTTTCCATCTCCTTTAATAGTAAACATATTCCATACTTCATTTTTTCCAATATGAAAATCGAAAGGGTCTGTTTTTTGTGAAATTCCAACTGATATATCCCAAAAATTATTGATATCTAAGATTCCTGAATTTGTATCACTATCTGCAAATCGGATAATAGATGTAGCATTATTAGTATTAGTTTCTAAATCTTGTATAAGAAAAACGGGGTTTTCTCGTTTAATATGTAAATGAGCCTTTGGTAATAAAGATGCAGTATTTGAAATAATTAATCCTCCTTCTCCATTAATTTTAACATCAATATTACTCATTCTTAATATATCAACGTCGTTATTTTTTACAACCATTTCATTATTATCACGAAATATATAGTACAGTGAATCTGATCCAAATTGAATATTAGTACTTGGAACGGTCATTTGATTATAATATAATATATTTAATAATAAATATAATTATTACGATAATAACTTAATTTAATAATAATAATTTTTGAAATATTATTAATTTAGAAGATTTATAAATTTATGATTAATTATATTTATAATCATAAATATAATTAACGAAATAAAATTATTATTATAAATTTAATTACAATAATGGTAATTATAAAAATTAGCTATATAAAATATATTTTAATAGAAGACATTATTACAACAAATTTATTGAATTACATTGGATTATATAATATAATTCAATAAATTCGTTATAAATTACATGATATTAATACAAATATAATATTTTCGATTTAATAGAAAATGTACGATTAAAAATTATTTGATGAATATCTAATGGTTGAATAAGAATATACAAAATAGTTCATATTTTAAGTATTATTTTTTAATAATACTTAAAATATATTAATTCTATCTATATCTATCTTAAATAGAAGAATAATTCTAGTCTTTTATAAGAGCTTGTGTAAAGTAGTTGTATTTTAATTTATTTATTTTGATTTACAACCAACTTCGAAATCTCTTCTATTAGAATCCGGTGAGATAGTGCTGTTCATCCAAATAGAAACTGGAACTTGTGGATTAGCTGGTTCAGATCTAATTTGTAAGTTAGCATTTCTTAAAGTTTGACCTACAGTGTTAATTCCAAGATGATAACCTGCTTCAATAAAGTTTTTGAATGCAAGGGAACCTTTTCCTTTTGGATTTACTTTTGCCCAAGCATTAGCATCACTATCTTTTGGAAGTAATTCATCTGCTTTAAGTTGTTTTCGTGCAGCAAGTCCAGCAGCAAGTGTTTTATCTTTTTTGGCTTCAGGAACTGGTGCTGATACTGGTGCATTTTCTACATTTGCATATGATTCAATAAAATCTTCATCTTCAGAATCTTCATATTGTTCATATTCTTCTTCTTCTTGAACTTTTCCATCATTAATGATTGGGATATCAATTTTACCACATTTTTGAATAAGATAAATTAAAATTACAGCGATTCCAACAATTAAAGCTATTTTTAATAGATTCGACGTATTCATTGGTTATTATATATAATGTATATACAAAAAATTTTTGGTTAATTAATTAAATTGTTTAATTAATTAGTCAATAATTTAGATAATAGTATATATAAATAGAATACTGATAAATGAAATTAAATTATATATTTATTCATGAATTTTATTTAACATATTTTTTGTTTGATATTTATTAATTAATTCTTTAACTATATATTCATTTTCTTCGAAATCATCTTCATCATCTTTATCGTCAGAATTATCTTCGTCATCAGAAAAATCGTTGTCAGAACTATCAATAAAATGATATATATTTTTTTCTAACTTAGTTCCTATATTTTGTTGATATTTTGTTTCATCGATTTTTATTTGAGAAATACTCCAATATGTTGCAAATTTATTTCTGTAAAATTGAATACCATTAAAACGGATAATTAAGGAAATATATTGTTCATTTTTAATCTCATTATATGATATTCTTTTTTTTTGTTGATTATAAACTTCACATTCAAAATCGTCATTAGATTGTTCTATTGGGATAGTTAATATAGGGTCTGTTCCTTTTAATTTTAAGAAAGATATAAATGATGAATCTAATACATCAGTTGTTGAATCTATACCAAACCATTTTTGATAATGTTGATGAACTCTATTTATACAAAGCATTTCCAAATTCATAAAAAAATTATAATAATGTTCATTATTAAGTATAATATCTATTTTATATTTACCATCTTCTTCATAAAATCCTGATAATGTTTTAACATTATGAAGTTGGATATATGAAATTTTATCATCTAAAGTAACAGATGATATATACTTATTATTAATTTTGTGTGGTAATTTAAAATTAAATTCTTCAATATCAATATTTTCACACTTTTTTATGGAATACATTATTATTTTTAAGATATAAGTTAATTTATTTTGAATAAACGCAAATATATTAGACTATATATAAACTAAAATTCTTTTGTTAATTTTGTCCAATTATATTTATTCATAATATTTTTTTTATCTATTTTTTCTGTTTCCGTTTCATTTTTTTTTAAACTATTTTTGTTTCCTAAAATAATCCATTTTTGACTAATAGATTTAATAGGTTTAATAGGCTTATTAATATTTTTTAAAAATTTTTTACTTTTATTTTCTTGTTTTTTTTCACTATTTTCTAATTTAACTATATATTTTTTACCATGTATACATAGATTGTAAAAATCTTGAAATTTACATTTTTGTAAAATTGGAATACAATTATCATATATATAATCCGTTAAATTAACATGTATATTAAAAGATTTGTCAAAATATTCGTCTTCACGTAATTGTTGTTGTTCTATTATAAATTGTTCATCATTGACAATTTGACAATTATTGTTATTATCCCAATCATCATTATAATAACTCATTTTAAAAGTCTATATTATAAGTATTTTTATATTATTATATATAAAAATACTTATATTGAATATATTAAATTACATTAAATAATTCAATTATCTTAGAATTAGCAATTATCTTGTCTATTTTGGTATATAATTTTTAGCCACTGAAAGCAAGACTTGTCTCGGTAGGTGTATATAATTTGCTATATAAAATTTAAATTGAAGAATAATTCAAGTCCCGTAATTAAATATTAATTCAAATTTAGAAAATTATGTAGAAAAAAATGATGTAGCAAAATTTTCATCAAAACAAAAATTATTTTCATGAAATTTTTGTTGTATTTGATTATTGTTAGAATGATTATTGTTAGAATGATTATTGTTAGAATGATTAAATTTACATTTTTTATTTCTACAATTAGAACCATATCTACATTTTTTTTTTGATTTGTATTTTTGTGTATTTCTTTGAGTATTTTCAATTTTATTTTTTTGTGAAAATTCAGAAATACTTAAATTAGCATCATAGTCATAATTATTATATTGTTTACTTCCTTTTATACTTATTTCTTGTATGATTTCTTCTCCAGAAATTTTGTTTTTAAAATTTCTAGACATATGGACAAAATCATTACCTTCTTGAAATAATTTTGTTTCTTTAAACTCTTTATTTTCACGAACTTGTCTTGCTGTAAAGATTTTATTAGGTAAATGTTTGAATTTATTTATTATTTTTCCAAAAGTAGATTGTTTTTTTACATATTGATTACTTTCATAATCTTCACTTTTGTCATTTTGAAGTTGATGCGATACATTATAATGTTGATTTCTATTATAAGATGATTTTAATTGTGAAGTCATTTCCTATTTTTAGCAATAATTTTATATTAAATAAATAATCTAAAAGTCGATTTTATTTTTAGTTAATATCTATTTTAATTTGTTCTACAATATCATTTTCTTCTATCGTATTTTTTTCTTCTATCATGTTATTTTTTGAATGACTTTGATTTAATTCATTATAAAAATCTTCTTTTGATATTCTTAAAATACGACTAGTTGATACTACTCTAGCTGAAAAATCAACTATATTATGTGTAATTGGTCTTGTATTATTTTTATAAGATTGATATACAGATTCAAAAATATCAGGGCATAAAACATACCATCTCGAAACTTCTGATAAAAAATTATTTTTGCCAGAATGAATTTCTAATTTTCCGTCTAATATAACTGACATAAAAGAACTTTCCTCATTTTTTTTATATACCATTAAGCCATTTTGTTCAATCATATCGTAAGGTGATTTATTCATTCTAAAATTATTTTTAAGATTATTTGGATATTGAACTTCAATAACTTTTGAATTTTTTATTAAATTTTCTATACAATTATCTGTTATTGCTCTAAAAAAATGATATGTATATTTTAAGTGATGAATAACTGCTTTTATTTCCTGTGGACTAATAAAATTCGGTTTTTTTCGTCTATAATCAAATAGTTTTAATTTACTAATATCAAATTCACGATATTTATTTTGTTTATTATCACTATTTAGAGCTATATCAGTTTCATCTATAATATCAACTTGCAGTATAGATTCTAATAAATCTTCTAATGTTAATATTCCTACATTTTTTTCAATATATAATCCCATATTATTTGTTATTTTTTCTTTTACAATTGCAATATGTCCTTTACCAGAACAAAAATCATTTAACATTACATTTAATTTATAGTCGGTCGCCACCTTTAAAATTTGATGTTCGAATGTATTAATTATTGATGATACAGGAATTTCATCTTCTGGATCTAATAAAATTAATTCTTTAACAAATATAATTCCAATAATGTCATCTTCCGTCGGATTTTCAGAAAATACTGGAATACGACTATAACCTTTTTTAAAAATTTCTAATAATATTTCAAAATTCAAACGTGTATTTATATTAATTTTATAAACACTATCCCACGGCATCATAACATCTTTCACACATTTTGTATCTAAATTTAAAGCACCAGTCATTATATTTGCAACATTTGTTTGTAATTCAGCAAATTTTTCAGTCTCATGTATTTTTACTAATTTTTTTAATTCTGTATTACTGTAAATCATACCAACCTCATTACCAAAAAATTTATCTAAAATTATAGATATTGGTAAAGTAATTGGAAACAAAATTATTAATAAAAAATGTGTTATCCAACGTGTTTTATAACCAATTAATAACGAATATCGCGAACAAGTTGCTTGTGGAAGAATTTCACCAAATATTACGATAACTGTTGTTGATAAAACTAAACCTATTATACCACTAGTTATATTCGCCATTAATATAGATAATGATGAATTTACTATAACATTACCTAAAAGTAGAGTACATAATAATCGATTTCCCTTTTTTCGTATAGGATAAATTGAACGAGCATATATCGAATTTTGTGTATCACCACTCATAATAATTTCTAATCCAATGGGATCTAAACTTAATAATCCCAATGTTAAACCTGAAAATAATCCAGAAAGACATATTAAAATAATTATTAATATAATTTCAAATAAAATATCAAACATAAAACGAAATTATCTTTGGTTAATTAAATTTTTTAAATCGATTTTAAATTTTTATATAATTATAATTTATTAGATAAACTAACTATGCCTCATAAATATGTATATACTTTTTTATTTATGATTATAATTTACTTTATAATAGAAACTATATCAGTAACAACTTATTCATTGATATCTCGTCCACAATGCAATAATGTACAAAAATATGAATATGGAGGCCTTCACCCAGGTAATACATTATTAATAATTGGAAGTGTTCATGGAAATGAACCCGCTGGACATTATGCATTAAAAATATTAAAAAAAAATTTAGATAATAAAAAAATTAATATTGCAAATGGTAAATTAATATTAATACCAAATCCAAATTTTTGCGGTATTAAATATAATTATAGAGAAATGCCAGGCTTTAAGGATATTAATAGAGGATTTCCTAAAAGTATTAACGATAAATCACTTACAATAAATAATCAAAAAATAGTTGAATATATTAAAAAAACAAACCCAGATATTATATTAGATTTTCACGAAGCATGGTCCTATTATAAAATAAATAAAAAATCAATGGGTTCTACTATTATTATACAAAAAAATGATAATCAACATATAGTATCTAAATGTATTAAGCGATTAAATAAATCTATTAAAAATGAAAAAAAAAAATGGTCAATTATTACTGAAATGGGTGATAATCTAGGTAGTTTAAGACATTATTGTAAATTAAATAAAAAAAAATATGTTTTAATCGAAACATCTGGACAATTAAACGTTCAAAAATTAGATATACGAATTAATCAAAATTTATTAATTATAAATACTTTTTTAAAAATGTTACAAATAATTAACTAGTTAAATCCATAACGGCACTAATTACATCTCCATTATGTTTCTTTAAAGATTTAATAGCTACATGACGTGGAACTCTCGCTTGTCCCATTACCAGTTGTATGTCATTTTCACAAAAATAATCTTCATGTCCATTATTTGAATTCCGATGTCCATCATTGAAATTCGAATATTTATTTGATGGTGGAATACCAAATGGATCACTAAAAATAATATAACCTTTGCCCATTTGATGAATCAAATCAGTTGAAGAACAAGATGTAGATGTAGTTGTAGTTTTATTATTATTACTATTACTACTATTATTATTGTTGTTATTATATTCATCAAATTGTTTTAAATATTCTTCAAATAAATTATTACCATCGGTTATCGACTTACTTTCAGCAATGCGAAAAATCCAATTAATTGTAGAATCTTTTGTAAAAATATTTTTCAATCTTCTTACATATTGTTCTGATGCTTCTCTTGTAAAACCTAAAATTCTATAATTTTCAATTTCTTCTTCAACAGTCCAACTATCTTTTAGTTTAATTTCAGAATATGTTTCTAAATACTTTCTAAAAGTTTGAATCAAACTTAATTTTAGAATTTCGTCATCTGTTAATTCGTTTTGTAAAAAATTATAAATATTTCTTGATTTAATTCCAACAAATTTCATAAAATCTTTTTTAGAATAATATTCAGGTGTTTTTTTGGGGCATTGAATTTGCTTCGAATTTTCCATTATTATTTATTATTATTTATTATTATTTATTTTTATTATTTTTTATTATTTTCAATTTTTAAATTGGTTTTTAAAAATTTAAATTTTTTATTATAAAATTTTACAAATTTCGTTTTACGCTTCGTAATTTCCTTTTTATCTAATATATTATTATTTAAATCGCACTTTTCAAATAATTGCTCTTTCCAATCAAATATTGTCCAATTATTATTTACCATTATTTGAAAACAATTTTCATATGTTTCTATATTAGGTGTTAGAATTGGACTATATAATATCGGTTTAATTATATCAAATTCCTCCGATTTCATATTACTCGGAAGAAGATTTTTCATTTTTTCACAATTAGCTCTTATTTTACTCATTTTACCTAATATTTCAGGAAATTCGATTCTTTGCCTTTTCGACCGTCTTGTTACATTTTCTAATAAATTTGCTTGATATGGAATTAAATTAAAATTTTGATTACTATTTATACTATGAGTTATTAAATCTATATCACCCAATAATTCAGCTCTATCAGTAATTTGAGATAAATCATTACCAGTTATTATATAATTTTGTTCAATATAATGACTAAACATAAATCTATCAGAATTTATAATATTTATTTTAGTTTCTTTATCCACTTTATCATTAAATAATAAATTTGAACCATCAAAGATATTATATTTCTTATTCTTGTCTTCTAAATTGTTACTCGATTTTATTGATATTGGAATTGAATAAAATTGTAAATTCGTTAAACAATATCTTATATCACATTTACTACTTTGTATTAAATTATTTATAAATTCTTCATCCATAGATAATCCCTCTTTCTTTAAAATCATCGTTAAAAATTTAAATACTTCTTTCTTTTTTGGATGAAATAATTCTATAGAATTACAATTATTTTTTATGGTTTTTATTTTCCTTTCATATTTATCAGAACAGGTTAATATAATCGGAATTTGTGTAACTTTTAATAAATCATTTATATATTTTGTAAATCCTTGATTATCACCCGTCGTAATTTCTACATCATCTATTAATAATAAATTTTTTATAAATGGACTATCTGTTTCTACTAATAATTTTAACTTTTTTAATACTTTTGAGTTTCGTTGATCAGAACAATTTAACTCTAAAATATTATATTTATACTTTTTTGAAACAACATATGCCAACCTCGTTTTACCAGAACCAGTTGGTCCAAATATCAACATTCCCCGTTTTTTTAAAGATGATTTCCAATCTTTTAACCAGTCCTTTATTTTCTTCAATTCATACAAATTTGAATCTCCTATAAAATTTTTTAATTTTGTAGGAAAATATTTTTCAATCAATATTGATTGAATATTTAAATTTGTTACATTTTTTGCAAATTTTGAAACAGAATTTTCACTCAAATTAATATTTTTCATTTTTTTTGTTAATGTAATCACCTCATTGCGTTTCCTTTTTACCATTTGATGAATCTTCTTGTATTCGAATATATAAATTTTCAATTTTCTTTTTATATTCATCTATCGTTTCACTATTTGAAATATCATAATCACCTATAACTTGATTTACATATTGTTCTGAAATATGATTATCTATATAAGATGAAGATGGTCTATTAATCTTGACGATAATTGCTCCCATTTCTTTCAAAATTTTATGTTCATCCGGAAAACGAATATCTGTAACAACTAAACATTTATTTGGATTTTCTTTTCTCCAAGTTTCATACCATATTTTAAAACGATATACCCAAAATGAGTCACCAATTTCTGCAGTTTTTGTTCCGGGAACTAATTTAGAAAATTGATGACGAACTAAATCTGTTCCAAATGTTTGAAATATTTGCCGTGGCGATAATCCCCATCGTGGGTCAATTGTTTCTTTTAATTTACCATCTAACTGTTCATCAGATAAACAAAACATAATCCGACATGCCTCCTTTAAAGGTCCAGCAAAAGAACATTTATCTACAGTTTTATATTTAAAAATAAGATGATCTGCGAAAGTATCTTTACCTACACGTTTATTTCCACAAAGTCCAATAATCATTATAATCTATTTATTATATAACTAAGATGATTCTTTTTCAATTTTAACTTTTACAATTTCATTTTTCAACCCTAACGATGACATATCTTTCCAAAAATTAGGGTATGTCTTATTTATACAAGTATAATCTGAAATAACTAATTCATTCATTGAAACACTCAATAATGAAAAACTCATTGCTATTCTATGATCATCATGACAATTTACAAATATATTTTTTAACTTTTTTTGAGGATTTCCATTTATGGTTAATTCTAAATTATTCAATTTAATATCAACTCCTGTTTTTTTTAAATGATTATATAAAACATCGATTCGTTTACATTCTTTTACATTTTGATTATCAATATTAACAATTTTTGTTACTCCATCAGATAATGCTGCTAAAATACCAATTGTTAAAAATGTATCCGATGAATCCATATCGATTTCCCCAATGCCTTTTAAATTAGAAGTGTAATTATTTATTTTTGTTCCATCTTCATCACAAGTTAAATCAAAATTTCCGAATTTTTTCATAACTTCAGTTGAATAAAATAAATCACCTTGAATATTATTACTAGTAAGATTTGGTATATGCAGAGGTATTTTATTAATTATTGAATAGGCTATCGGATAACTACACGAAGAAGCATCTGCTTCAATGTTATATATTTTTGGATTATCGTATATTTGATGATTGATACTAAATTGTTTTATATCTGGATCATAATATACATTTAATCCAAACTTGTTCATAATTTTCAAAGTCATTTCAATAAATTTAGCAGAAACTAATTTATTTAGTACATTAATTTTCAATCCTCCAAGAATTGATGAGGCAACTAGTAGTAATCCAGTTAAATATTGACTACTAATTGAACAATTCAAAAATATTTCACAACTCTTAAAATTTGTGGTTCCTTCTACTCTAATTGGTGGATTTTTTCCATTATTTTCTGCATTTATGTTAATACCATATATTTTCAATGCTGATACTAAATCTCCAATTGGTCGTTCCTTAATCCTTTCTATCCCTGTTAAATTTACGATACCTTTATTAAGAATAATCATTAACGAAGTTAAAAATCTCATAGATGTTCCAGAATTACCGAGAAATAATGTTCTTTCACCATTAAAATCAATATTACCTATATTTCCAACTACTGTAATATCATTTCCTTGTAATTTAATATCAATTCCTAATATTTGTAATGCTTTTATCATATATAATGTATCATCGCTCAATAATGCATTTTTGATAATACATCTTCCTCTACCAAGTGATGCTAAAATTAATACTCTATTTGTTTCACTCTTTGAACCTGGACCATAGTATTTTACAAATTCGTTAATATGTTGATGGTAAAGTTTTCGTTGAATTGTCATACATTCTATGATTTGATTTAATGTACATTTTTTTGTATATGAGTAACCAATTTTATTAATTAGAATAATTCTATCATGTTTCAAATATTGTGAAATTTCTGATATTTCAATATTTTTGCATTCTGTAGGCAGTTCGTATTTCCGAATACATTCAATAATTTCATTTCGAATAGTAATTGGAACTAGATACTCGTTATTTTCTTTTAAACGCAATTCTAATATCATGCCAATGGCAACGGCATATCCGTGTTTTAATCCTTGTGAATATTCAATTATATGACCGATAGTATGTCCGAAATTCAAATGTTCCCTAGGACATATGAGTTGTATATTATTAGCAACAGCGGTATCTTTAACAATTTTCATTTTAGTAGTTGACGTCATTTGAATAATTTTGAACATTAAATGCATATCATTCAAAACCGAGTCAATATTATTTTCAATCAAAATGTTCCATAAAGTTTTATCACTAATTGCTGCAATTTTAATGATTTCTGCAAATCCATTAATAACCTCTTCTCGTGGTAATGTGTTAATAAAGTCCATAAATATCAAAATATATTTGGGATTATAAAATGATCCGATTAAATTTTTTCCAAATTCGTTGTTAATCCCAGTTTTTCCTCCAATACTAGAATCAACCATTGCCAAAATAGTTGTAGGAATTTGAATAAAGGAAATTCCACGTTTGTAAGTCGATGCTATAAATCTAGTCAAATCACCAACAACTCCTCCACCAAGCCCCACTACACAAGATTTTGCTCTTTTTACATTATTTTCAAACATAAATTTCTCGATTTTTAGTTTGATTTCTAATTTCTTTGAACCTTCTCCATGTGGTATTTGATATACTAGGATTGATATTCCTTTTGATTTGTAATAATTTTGAATCGAAATTATTTCTTCTGAGTAATACTTATATACATTGTCATTTGTAATTATAACAATCTGATTATAATCATCTAGAATTAGTAATTCTTTTAGTTTAGAAAGTTTAGAATTGAATATATTGAAAATTTGGATCATTGTTATTAATATTTCGTATTAAATCAATTTTAATATATATTATCAGTTAATATTTATAAAGTTAAATTAAATAAATCAAAATATTATAAATATAATGTCGAAATCTAATAATTTAACTTGCAAATATCTTGAAAAAAAACATTTTTTAAAAAATTTAGGATTAAAATTGGAATTAATAAATAAATTCTTAGAAAATGAGATTACGAAAGATGAAATACAAAATTTAGATTTCATTCAATTATTTAAAAAATATTTAAATAATTTTCAATATATGGAACTAAAGGAATCGATGTCTGTAAAAGAAGAAATTATAAACTACCGACAATTAGGATTTACGTTAAAATATGCAACAAAATATGTAAATCAACTTAAAAATGTCTATATGAACGATTTAACAATCAATTGGATTTTTCGAATTGTTGAAAATAAATTTATTCTTAACGGTGAAAAAAAATTTGAAACATATTTAAAAAAATTTGATAAAAATTCTAAAAAATTAGTAATAGTCGATATATCAACTATTACTAACTGCGAACAATGCTTAGAACCGTTTAATGCACAGAAGGATCGATGTATATTATGCAAACTAGTATGCTGCGAAATCTGCAAATCATCTATTAATGATACTTGTTATATTTGCGATAAAATGCTTGATTTTATTGATTAAATATCGAAAAATAACTTTTCAATAGTAACGTCCTTTACAGGTTTATTATCAGTAAAATATTTAATTTTTTTTACCAAAAAATTAAATCTTTTATTGAATTCTTTTCTCAAACATTTAATTGTATTTTTTTCATCAAATTCAAAACAACCTTCTATTTTCTCTACTCCTATTTTGTATTTATCTGGATTAATTCTAATCAATACGAGTGGTCTATCTCCTAAATCTTTAAATAATTCCATCATTCGCTTTTCATCACAAGATGTATATTTATGTTGGTCTTCATCTAATTCTATAATGATTGAGTAA